GCAAAGAAAAAGTTAGGTCTGAAAAAAGGAAAAACGTACATGCGTTTGTTATTGGTAAATTAATAGATTATTGTGAATTTCCGTGTAAAGAGTTACCAAATGAAACTTCATCCAAAGTGATAACTTACGACCCATATAAATATGATTCTTTTGTTTATAAAGATAATAAAGAACCTGTTTATAAAGCTAAAGAGGTTGATATGATTAATCATAAAAATAAAATTTTTGTTATCAATGAAATTAAATCCCATTTAATTAAAGAATCTGAGGAAAAACCTACAAAATATACGTACACAAAAATTGGTCTATTTGAGAAATTTAACACAAAAAGATTTTATTTTAATGATATTGTAGCCGTTGATGATGATTCCCCAATACCAAATAAAATTAAAATGTATGGTGTTGATGGTGATTTTGAATTTAATGAAAATGAGATTTTTATAGATATGGATAAAAAAAGAGCCTATGTTGATAGGTTATCGTTAGAAAAGTATTATCCTTCTTTTGAATTAAAAAATCATAAAAAATTATCCGAAACAATTGGTATTACATCGTCCTCAGTTAGAGAAGCTTTAGAAAAAGCCTTCCCACAAAATTGGGTTAAACAAGATAGTGTTTATACACCAGGGTTACGAGGTATTTACACCATTGGGGAAATGATAGGGGATAAGTCAGAAGATTGGTCTATTATGAATTATTTTGACACTAAAGACGAAATACATAGTTTAATTTATTTACAGTATTTTGAGGATTTAAAAAATGGTAAGGAAATAAATGATATTGTTGAGTGGATGTCGGATTTATTTAAAAACAATACAAAATACACAAAACTATTAGTTAAAAGACAATGGGAATCTATTAAAAGAGGATTAAAATTAGAAAAAGATTCTGTTAATAATTTTTTATATAGAATTGGTACAAATAATTTTATTTATTATCCACATGGGTCCATAATGGATAGATGGAAAGGTGTTGACGTTACCGTAGATGATGTTAACTACCAAATTAAACCTTTAACAAATTATACAGAAGAAGATGGTAAGTATACTGTTAATACATATGGTATGAGAGATTATACATCTAAAAAGAGTGTAAATAAAATAGTGTTTGTAAATAAAAAAATGGCTTTAGTTTTTGATAACCAAAATTATAGTGTGGTAAGTAAAAACAAGGTAATTTTTAATGAAGAACCATTAATATTAAAAGAAGATGCCACTACCTAAAAAAATAAAAAAATATATACCATTAACAGAATCTAAAACTTTATTACCTAGACGACAAGAGTTATTAGATAAAATAAATAAAGATGGAACTTATTTACCCAAATCAATTTTACATGCTGATTTGGATAAAGGATTTTTGGATTTTGTTAAGGACGAATTGAAATGTGTGGTTGAGGGTAAGGTTATACCTATGGTTGATATTATTATAACCACTCAAAATTGGTCTCAGTTTGTTGAGACATGGAATTTCCAAAACATTGATAAAAATGCGGAACCTCCTTTTATTACGGTAATTAGAATACCTGAAGTAAAATTTGGTACTAACCCCGCGGTAATATATAACATTCCAAATAGGAGACAATATTTTTATGCTCAAGTCCCAACATGGGATGGACAAAGAGCTGGTATGGATATATATAAAATTCCTCAACCAGTTCCTGTAGATATTACATACCAAGTTAAAATAATATGTAATAGAATGAGGGAACTTAACGAGTTCAATAAAAATATTCTTGAAAAATTCGCATCAAGACAGGCGTATCAAGTGATTAAAGGACATTATATTCCTATTATCATGGGTAATATTTCTGATGAATCTGTAATGGATATTGAAAAAAGAAAATATTACATACAAACTTATGAGTTTACAATGTTAGGTTTTTTAATTGATGAGGACGAGTTTGAGGTTTCTCCTGCGGTGACAAGATTATTACAGGTTGTTGAGGTTGACACTAAAACATCAAGAAGACAGATTAAAATGGTACAGAATATTGAGAAGGAACCAAGTGAGATTTTATTTATTATTGGTAATGATACAATATCTCAAGTGTTTGACTATATTGCAGATGTTAAAATTGTGGGGTCTGAGAATATTAGTAGTTATGATGTTTATATAAATAACAATTATTATGGTAGTGATATAACAGATATTCAAATAAACACAAACGATGTTCTTAAATTTGTAGTTACTAAAACTAATATTAATTTAGAGTCTAAAATATTTTTATACGGAGTGTTAATTTAATTTTCACCGTATATATCTTTTTTATCTTTACATTTTTCTATTATCATCTTTTCCAAAAACCTGTACATTTTAATACCGTTTTTATCACAGTATTTTTTTAATAGGTCATGAACCTCAACTGATATCTTTAAATTCTTTATTTTTTTAACCTCTTGTCCCATGGTAGAAAAAAGGTAGAATTTATTCTACCCAATTTATAAATACTTGCAAGAAAGTAAAGTATTTTGGTTTTTTAGTGAATATTTATCAATAAAATAAATTAACAAGCTAAATTAAAAAAATAATGGCATCTAACAACAAAGTATTCGTATCTCCTGGAGTGTACACATCTGAGGTTGATTTAAGTTTCGTAGCTCAAAGTGTTGGAGTTACAACGTTAGGTATCGTTGGTGAGACTTTAAAAGGACCAGCATTCGAACCAATCTTTATAAGAAACTTTGATGAATTCACTACATATTTTGGAGGGACATCCCCTGAAAAATTCATTAATACACAAATACCTAAATATGAATCAGCATATATCGCTAAATCATATTTACAACAATCTAACCAATTGTTTGTAACAAGAGTTTTAGGTTTATCAGGTTATGACGCAGGACCTTCTTGGTCAATATCGACTAAAGCAAATGTTGACCCATCAACAGTTGACTTTTACTGTTTGGACCCTGTGATTGAAAACTGTGAACCTAAATGTAACTCTTATTACACAATAGATTATGCTATTAGTTTTACAGGTTGTAATAATAATACGGACAGTATTAAATTTACAATACCTTCAGAAATTCCTGATGAATTATTAGAGAAATTAAATTTACCATATGAAAAATTTGATGGTAGTACATCAACAATTTATAATGATTTAACAAGTCAAATTTTAGATTGTTTAAACGATACTGACTTGCAATTTACTAATATCGATTACTTTGGAGCTATTCCAAAAGAAGATTATAATATCTTATCACCAATCTTTACGGCAGAAACAAATGTATTTGGTGTTGATAATGTAAACGCTGAGAATATTAATTTTGCCGCTTCAGTAAATGACCCTTGGTATTATGCAACTTTTGATAATATTGGAAACGCTGCTTATACAGGGTTTTCTTTTTGGAATATTGTTACTAACTTAGAATTAATACCTGTAACTCCGACAACAACCGCAGCACCTCAACCAACAACTACAACAACTACAAATCCTTGTACTAGTCCTACGGCAACAACTACAACATCAACAACAACTGTTAAACCTGTTGATTGTTATACAGGTCAAATAGTTGGTAGAATTTTTGTTTATTCAGGAACTGCCTATACAGACTACGATGATTTAGTAATTGCAACTTTACGTTCAAGAGGTTTAGCAACATATGGAACTGATGATGGTGCGGTATATGAAGTATCAGGTTTAACTGATGTTGAAATGGTTTGTGACAAGGAATATTCTGGAGTTAGTAAAAACCCTTATTCTACGTTTGGATTAAACATTACAAACAAAGACGGTGAAAAACTATTTTTTGAAACATCGTTTTCAAATTCAGATAGTAAGTACTTAACAAAAGTATTTGGTACATCAAACTTTGCAAAACCTAAAGATGTTGTTCCGTTATTTGTTGAGGAAAGATTCCAAGCGTTATTAAATTTTGCATGGAGAAAAGGTTATATTAGAGGTTTAAATTGTGAATTAACGGCTTTACCAAATGCGAGACAAGGAAATGACCCGACATCAATCGCTTGGTATTTAGAAAAATATCAATCACCTATGTCACCATGGGTTGTGTCTGAATTAAGAGGTAATAAAGTATACAAATTATTTAAATTTACTACAATCGCTGACGGTAATGCGGCAAATACTGAAGTAAAAATATCAATTGCGAATATATCATTTGGTAATGGTACGTTTGACGTTATTGTTAGAGACTTCTTTGATTCTGATGCGGCACCTGATGTAATTGAGAAATTCACTAACTGTTCTATGGACCCAGGTCAAAATAACTTTATAGCTAAAAAGATAGGAACTGTTGATGGGGAATACGCATTAAATTCTAAATTTATAATGGTTGAAATTAATGAGGATGCTCCTGTAGACGCATTACCTTGTGGTTTTGAAGGTTACCAATTTAGAGAATACGCGGGAGTTAGACCCCCGTTCCCAATTTATAAAACTAAATATGATTTCCCTGGTGAGGTAGTATATAATCCTCCATTTGGTTTATCATCAGGAGCGGACGATATAGTTAGAAGTGCGGGTGATAATATTAGAAGAACTTATTTAGGTATTTCAGATACTGTAGGATTTGACGTTGACTTCTACTCTTATAAAGGTAAACAACTTCCATTAGACGTTTGTACAGATGTTAGTGGTGATGATTGGTTCTACAAATCAAGAGGTTTCCACATGGACATTAACGCATCAGGTATAACGATTGGTAATGGATTTATAACTAGTGGTACTCCAGCGTTCTTTGTAGGTTCAGCACCATTTACTACAGACCCTGAAGATTCATCAAATCCATATTTCAGATTATTTGCTCGTAAATTTAGTTTACTATGTGCGGGTGGTTTTGATGGATGGGATATCTATAGAGAAAGTAGAACTAATGGTGATAGATTCTCTTTAGGTCAACCTGGATATAGAAAAGGAGCATGTCCTTCATTTAAATACCCTACCGCAACAGGATGGGGAGCGTTTAAACAAATTACAGTTGGAGATAATACTCAAGATTGGGCGAACACCGACTATTACGCATACTTATTAGGTCAAAGAAGTTTTGCAAACCCTGAAGCGGTTAATATCAACGTGTTTGTTACACCTGGTATTGACTATGTTAATCACTCAAACTTAGTTGGTGATGCGGTTGACATGATTGAAAACGATAGAGCGGATTCAGTTTATATCTGTACAACACCTGACTATAATATGTTTGTACCTTCAACAGGAGACCAATTAGATTTCATCTACCCACAAGAAGCGGTTGATAATCTTGAGGAGGCAGGTTTAGATTCAAACTACACCGCTACTTACTACCCTTGGGTATTAACAAGAGATACTGTTAATAACACTCAGATTTATATTCCAGCAACTGCAGAGGTTACGAGAAACTTAGCGTTAACAGATAATATCGCATTCCCTTGGTTCGCTGCGGCGGGTTACACAAGAGGTATTGTAAATGCAATTAAAGCGAGAAAGAAGTTAACTCAAGAAGATAGAGATGTGTTATATAAAGGTAGAATCAACCCAATTGCAACTTTCTCAGATGTTGGAACTGTAATTTGGGGTAACAAAACTCTACAAATTAGAGAATCAGCACTTGACAGAATTAATGTTAGAAGATTATTATTACAAGCTCGTAAATTAATTTCAGCGGTTTCTGTAAGATTATTGTTTGAACAAAACGATGAGAAAGTAAGACAAGATTTCTTAGATGCGGTTAACCCTATCTTAGATGCTATCAGAAGAGACAGAGGTTTATACGATTTCCGTGTAACAGTTTCTTCAGACCCTGCGGATTTAGATAGAAACCAATTAACAGGTAAAATTTATGTTAAACCAACTAAATCTTTAGAATTCATAGATATTACATTCTATATTACTCCGACAGGAGCATCGTTTGATAATATCTAATAAAAAAATGTGGTGAGTCGGTTAAAAAATCGGCTCACCATTATTTATAATATAATATGTTTAGAGATAGAAGATACATAGTAGAAGGTATTGACGAAACAGGTACACCTGATATGAAATATTATGCCTTTGATTGGGACGATAATATTATGACAATGCCAACAAAAATCATTTTAAAAGATGATAACGGAAAAGAGGTTGGGATGTCAACCGAAGACTTTGCAGAATATCGAACTCAAATAGGTTCGGAACCTTTTGATTATGAGGGACACAAAATAGTTGGATTTGCTGAAGACCCTTTTAGATATTTTAATGTTAAGGGAGATAAACAATTCGTTGTTGATTCTATGATAGCTAAAACAGGTCCTGCATGGGGAGACTTTGTAGAAGCGATTAACAACG